CGTCCTTATAAATCGGACGAACCTTCGTTTCAACGATTTTATCAGCAGCATCGGCGACAGGATCGCGTCCGTCACCGACCAAGACTGCTCGGGCGATTTCTTCGTTGAGCATAACGCGCATCTCGGCCTTCATCCACGCAACAACGTCCATATCAGTGATGTCGAGAATGTCGTCCCTATCCAATTTCTGTTTCTTATAAACAGTCTGGGGAGTAGTTTCGCGTTTCTGCAGCGCAAAGACTTCTTCTTTCTTCAACGCGCCAGTCACATAACCAAGAGCACGTGCGGCATCCGGCGTAATATCAGCAGACAAAGACTTGATACGAGAGAAACGACTATGGCGACATCCGTTGATGACACCCATAACCCAAGACATATCCCGAGTAACCCAATCCGGGGTCGGCGTAACGCTCTTGGCGTCAGGAAATAAATAGCTGATATTATCAATGCCATAAGTACCGGCATGCTCGATAACAGCATCACGAAATGAGCCATTCTTCATGGCGGTGGCTTTGATCGTATTGAACTGTTCCGGTGTTAGATGAATCAACTTGTGCTCATCCGCTTCATTTTTTGAATCAAAAACATTACGCTTCATTGTTTCTCCTTCGTCTAAATCTGAATGCGAAGCTTCGTCATCCGAATCTTCATCGACTGCGTCAGCGATCGTTGCGATCATCGCATAAACAACATCTTTTTGCTTATCGCTTAAAGTATTGAAAATCTCGCCAACTGTTTCTTCTGAAGAATCCTCATCATCTGCATGAGAGAGTTCTTCTTTTTTGGCTTGTGCCTTAGGCAAATCAATCTCTGCACCGGTCCAAATAACGGCCTCATCATCAGACAGTTCGTCGCTATGTGCCATTGTAACAAACTCGATCTTGGCTCCAGGATTTGCCGCTGACATAACAAGACTAACTTCACGAATCACACCATGAATGACATTGGAACTCTTCTGCACCAAATTATTTGCATAAATGGACAAATTCGTGATGTCATGATGCATGACTAATGACTTAGCTTGCTTTCCAGATTCCGTTTCATTGAAAAAACCATAAGCATATACGCCATCTTCACGGTTTTCAAGAATGGCATGTCCCAAGACATTATCTGGCGAATCATGAAGATGTTGCCAGACTAATGAGACTCGTTTCCCGTCTGATTCTTTAAATGCGTTTTTGCGAATAACACGACCATCTGCGCATTCAAGATCATTTTTAGTGGCCCATCCACTAAAATCGTATTTATCCTTCATTTGTTTTAACTCCTTCGGTATTTATTTTTGAATTCGTTGCTTCTTCTTTAGCAGGATTCAAGTTTTTATTACGTAATGAATCTGCTTCGGGATCTTTACTTGGTTTCAACCCAAGTTCAGCACGAACTTCATTAGACGAAATAATGGCATTTCGTGTAAATGTATCTGACATAGACGCCATCTTTTCTGCAGTAGCAAAAGCGAATGGATTACGAAAATACATAATTGTTTGCCCTTGACTTCGAGCAGTTTTCGTTAAAAAAGAACGTACCATATTATCGATAATCGCGGTAACAACTGGACCAACTGTTCGATTATGATAATTAATCATAGTCGCTTCGTCAGCAGTCCCATCAAAAATGGCTGGAGTCATACCTAACTGGCTATAAAGCATACTCGTTAGATATTCGATTTGAGCCATTAAATTGTTTTCTGCTGGCCTATTAAGCTGTGTCACTTTTTCCGCAGCATCTATATACGCTATACCATATTTAGATCCCTTTAATTGATTTTCAATATCTTGTTTTCTAGCTTCGGCTTGAACTCTCCTGGCAGGCGTTTTTATCGTAAATGGTAGTTGAACAATTAAATCTAATTTTCCTGAACTACTTTGTTCATCGACGGAATCCAATAGATTTAATTTTCGTATCAAACGTTGCAAAGTACTATTTGGTTCATTCATTACAGAATAAAGAGGATTTTCAATAATAGCTATATCTTTTTTTAATAAAAGAATATCCTCTTTATTACCGCTTCTGTCATTATACAAATTTACACGTACATGATATGGATACCATTCGAGTATTCTAGCTGTTCGAAGTGTTAAAATATCAAACGAACCTACGCGAGGATTATTTGTAGTATCAACCGGAACAATAGCCACTGATCCTTCATCAAACATTGACAAAACCGCATCTTGTATAAGAGCCCTTCCTGGTTGATCGATATTAGCTTCGGTTGTAAGACAATTATTTAATCCTGAATTTATAGTATCAACATATTTTTTGTCTTCGTTTTGTCTCACATGCTCTATTCTTAATGCCGCAACATCCAGACCTATTCGTGTGTAAACCGAAGATATGATTGATCTTTCGTTTCCTATACTCAAACGCACTCTTGATGGCGGACTACTATATCCAGGTCCAATGTCATTAGAATATGTTTCATTCGAATCCCTTTCTCGAAAAGCATTCCAACCACGTTTAATTCTTTCTAGAAAATTATCAGCCACTAGTTCATCACCTCCTTTCTCTTTTTAATCAAAGGCGTCTTTGTTAGCTTTATAAGCTACATAGGCATCCATTAATGCAGCAACGCTATCAACTTTTTGATCGTATCTCTTTTTAAAGAGTTTACGATTGCCGTTTGTATCTTCCAAAGTTATAGCATTTCCCATAGTAAAAGACATTAATTCTTCATCGAATATTAACATCCTTTCTTCAGAAAGAGTCTTCAATTCCCCTAAAGGAACTGATTCCGATTTTGCTCCTTGTATAACTTTTTCGATCCCATAAGGACCATTTTCCTGTTCCCATCTAGTAATAAATTCCTTAGCATTGTAAGGGTCAAAACCTAAGCATCTGATGTCGTACTTTGAATCTTCTATAAATTTTTCAAGATCGTCATATACCTCCATCATGTCCAGAACTGTACATTCTAAAACCTGAAGGCTTCCTTCTGCTAGAAATTGTTCGTACTTAATTCGCATTGCACCAGGTAATTTTAATAAGGTCAAAGATGAAATGTAGCACCTAGTTTTAACTCCAAATGCCCCAGAACTCAAAGGAAACAAAAAAGTAAAAGCACAAAAGTCATCTCCTTGTGAAAGATCTAAACCTAAGGCACAAGGAAGAGACCAAAAACTTCTACGCCTATGTGGAAGAGTTTCCTCGTAGGTAAAAAAGTATGTATAGCCTTCCATAGGAATTCCAAATCTTTTAGCTAGAATATCGTTTCTTGTAGCAGGTGCATTTTCGGCTCTTTCTACATCTAGTTGATAGGTTTCATACGAAACCGTTTTCCCTAGATTAGGATTGGCCTTTAACCATGTCGCAGGATTTGGAACTTCTGACACATCATCCAAACGATAATACCAAATAGAAACATGAGGATTTATATAGACACCTTTTAAAATGTCAAGTAGTTCCATTTTGATTGTGTCGCCTGAACTATTACGGACAGTTCCTTCCGACGACATTGCAACTATAAGGTAATCTTCTAACTTAGATGCGCCTTGCTCTATAGCGCCTACAACATCCTCGCGTATATCACCAGATAACCATTCATCAACTGTTGACACCATAGGACGAAGACCTTGTAGTTTATCTATAGCCATAGGTCTAACTTCCAGAATCGAACCAGTTAAAAAGTTCTCAATTCCCTTCTTTGTAGATGCTAATTTAACACGATTGGCTCTAATACCTGTAGTATTCTGCAGAGACCCTTCGGTTAAAAACTTAAAATAGGGTCCTCTAGCACGAACGATAGCTGTTCGGATAGGAGACATTACTTCTTCTGCCTGCTTCATGGTTGGCGCAGTAGTTATCTGTTGCGTGGTCGATGGATTAACATTAAGAAAGTAATTTTGTATACATGCACCATACATGGATTTTGCTGCACCACGAGCGACTATTAAATATTGTTTATTAATAAGACGCTTTTTTACCATTCTTCGAACATAATGACCGCCATGACCATCGGCATTTGGTTCGTAAATACTTCTTTCTACAAAATAATACCAACCAAATACTTGTTCGGCCCAAAGTTTAAATGTATCTAACAAAACTAAATCCGATCCATCAGTTAAAGTTAATTCACTTTCACAAAATTCAACAAAGCCTATAACTGCCTGATCATCATAGTAAATTCCAGGATTCGCTATTAAATCATCAATCCGATTCATTTCCATACTTATTTCTTTACATACGGGAATCTCACCGGATACAACTTTTTCTCGGAATTCGCCATAATAAATTGGAGTAGCTCGGTTAGATAAAGTCATTTCAACCTTCTTTATTTTAATTCTTTCATTGTTTCATAGAGTTTTTTTCCTGCTGCTATTGCCCCTGTCGCAGTTGTTACAGCAAGTGTTGCTAGCGATATCGTTTCCAAAAGTTTCTTTGTTTTTTCTTTTCCTCTCGCGACTTTATCCGGATTTAAACGTTTGTAATTCGTTTCCAAATTAAGTCTATTATTTATTAATTGCAATTCCGCATTGCTTAGCTCGCTGGCTTTCTTTTTCGAAAGAGTAGAAACCTTTTTATAATCAGCACTGGTTCGTAAAGGTTTTGATGATCCTTTTCGACGTCCCCAACGCATTCCAAGAACTCCAAAATGCTCTAGATGATTATTATCCATTAAACCTCCAAGAATTTCTTTTAAGCATACTTGCTAAGAACGTATGCTTGTGCTGCAGATGCTCCAATAAGCAATAAGGCAGTAGCTGCTAATGATCTGCCAAGCGTAACATTTTCTTTATGAATTGACTCTGGAGTTGCATTAAGCTCATCTTTGTAAATAATTTCGAGCTT